GGCAGCACCTTCAACAAAAATCTCATCTCCAACGTTAAATGGGAATCCACCAACGGTTCCAAAAGAACCAACCAATGTAACAGTTACTTCGCTATTTGATGTGTTATAAGTGATAGTATTGATTCCAACACCATTAGAGTTATTGATAGGAATGATGATTGGATCTACATTATAAAGATCTCTAGTATTTTGATTGATAGTAACTTCAGTATCTCCTAACTTGTATCTGAGATCAATTTCATCAATTTTTTGATTGGTAATACCATCAAGTACAACCAAATCAGTAGGATTGGTATATCCTTCACCTGCGCTTGAGATTCCAATTTTGGAGAATGAGAAGTATCTACCAACGTCAAGAATATTTGAGATTCTTACGGTAGGTCTTACACTATTGTCAGATGGATAATCAAATCCAATGTCTTGAATATCTACAGTCTTAGGTTTGCCAATACTGGTACTAATACCATTAAGGATTGCCTCTGTTCCTGCGGCAGATACAACAGTGCTAATCTCTGGTAAAGACAGATAACCACTACCAGATGTAACTCTGATAGATGAGATTCCACCAATCGCTGTGAGAGATCCAGTATCATAGGACATTACTGATTGATCTGGAGTTTGGACTGAGAACTTAGGTCTATCAGCAATAGTATATGTAAATGATGTTGCCGCAATTGATGTTATAACGTGCTCACCAGCATAATGCGTTGCTAGACGGATTAAAGAGTTTGGATTAATAATTTTATCATCATCTTGAATGATGCTATTCTTATTTGGACCACTGCCACCAGGAACTGGAGTCAAGGCATAAAATAGTACATCTGGAGATTCTGATGTAGTCTCAAATTCCAGTTTTGCATCTGTGCTAATACCAATTACACCAGTCTTTTTAATATTAAATATGCCAAGATCCTCTGATGTCAGATATGGATTTGTAAGTGTTGAGTCAGTAAATATATCAAAGTTAAATGATGATTCTGGTGAACCAGACAAATCAAATGCAAGGGATGAATCAGATAAGTCAAAGACAACTTTCTGATTAGCGCAATAATTGACTTGTGGATTTACTGCTGCAATTGAACCGCTGAATGTTGCAGTAAAGTTAATAAAGATAGGCAGAGATGATGTTGCGTCAAAGTAAGTATTAGACAATCTAATGTTATTGTTATCAAATACAACAACATAATAGATCCGGTCATTCTCAAGTTGACCAGTGGTTCCAGTAAAGATGACTTTTTCGCCATTCTTAAACTTATGTCTATCAATTCTGATGGTGTCTCTAGCAACAACTACATCACTAGCAGTAAACTCCCTAGGATTGATAAGAGTTCTACGGTTGTAATCGTTATATACAACTCTAAATGTTTGAGCGATACCAACGTTTAGATTGATGTTAACACGGTCTCTTAAGGACAATCCGTGTGTGGATGCTGTAGATACAGTAACGTTATTCTTCTCAATCTGACCGATGATGACATCAGACCTGACCGTCTTAAAACTATGATAAACATCAGTTCCAAGACCAACAAATTGTAGGATACCTTTATCCAGATTTAAGTCTGATGCTGTTTGGGCAAAGGAGATGATGTTGTTATCAATCCTCTTGACAAAGAGTTCCTGGTCTTGAACCAGTACAATGTCTGCAGCAGTATCTCTCTTTACAGTCAGAGATGTTCCGCCATTTGAGTTATAGACTACCTTATCGCCAGTCTCTAATCCGTGATTCTCAATAAAGAGACTTCTTGTTGGAATCTCTTGAGTTACAACACTATTCAAGAATCCTGTGACACCTGCTCCAACAAGGGCAGAGGTATCAAAGTCAACAGTGATAGATGTGGAACCTACAGAGAGGACTTTTGCATTTTCGACAGCAAATCCAATTGTTGTTGGGTTTACAATCGATACAAATCCACCACCAATAAAGTTGGAGATATCTTGAGGTTTCTGGAAGACTAAAATTGTATTAGTTCCGGTCTCAAAACTGACAGGTGACTGGTGATTGACTTGACCTAAGAACAAGGTTGATGTAATACCTACACCCCAAGTAGCACCAAGACCAACTGTTGTCTCTGGATCAAAATACAGTTGTCTGTCAAGACGTGATGAATCTGACTTCTTAAAGTTTGTGGAGACTTGAACTTTTCTCGATTCTTGTGCAATTGGTGAGGTAACAGTGTGTGGGAAACCAGCAGTTGAGTTTTGTGCTCTTAAAACACGGACACTTGATGTATTGCGATCAACATTGAGGACTTTTACCTGCTCATTGCCAATCTTCAGAATATCATTTTCCAGAATCAGTGGGAACTGTGGAATACTTGCAAGTGAGAAGTGTGTAACAAGACCCGTGACACTTACAGTAGAGATTCCAGCAGTCAGTGATAATGGCGCATCAGGCAGTCTAATTTGAGCATCCTCTCTCAAATCAGTTCTAAATGTTGACAGTCCAGTAACGGATACAATCTCAAGATTCTCTAATCTGTGTGGTTCTGGTGCGATGCCAATAAATCTACCAGTGTCATCTAAAGATATAAACTCAATACCTTCAATATACGTTGTTGAGTTAGCAATACTAGTAACAGTCTTACCAGTCAGTCTTGAGATTTTACCAAAAGCACCTCTACCTGTACTACCGGTGAAGTTAATACTGTCACCTACTTTAAAGTCTCTTCCATCATTAAGGATATCAATGTTGTCTATACCACCGGGTTGGGAGTATCTTACAACTGATATTTGCTTTCTAACTTTATTTGGATTAAACAGATACTGATAGTCAGCAAAATCAGATTCAAGTTTATATGGTTCAGTATTTCTAAACCAACCACTTGAGTTAATATCAATATTTTTTTGATTTGATGTGCTGTTGAAGTTAAAGAGGATTGGTGACGATTTAAACGACTGTCCCACAACATATGGGAACACTGGAGTCTTAAAGTTTTTAAATGGACCAGTTTGAGCAAAATCCTCAGAGATTGTCATAAAGTAAGCATAAGTGCCCTTTGGAAACTCTGGAGTTACACAGAATCTACCATTGTGCTCATCTAGGTCTCCAGAGTCATCAAATGAGAAGTCCTCAATAAACATTCCAAATGGGAACTCAGATAATGGTGGTCTTCCAGGTTTTAAATCTCTTACATAACTGGAAAGCATCCTTCTGACAGGTCCACCAGATGCAGCATCAAAACCATATGGTCCATAGATTGGATTTCCATCGTATGCCCAACCAATAATTGGAGAATGATTTGTATTATCAATTTCTTTACCAGTTACATCAAATGCAATGTCTGGTAAGAATATCTCAACTCCATTTACAAACTTACTGCCATAAACTTGTCTTCTCAATTCTCTTGGAGCATACAAATGAGTATACTCTAGTGAACCAGATGTCTGTTTATACAAGACACCATCATCAGTAGATATTTTATTTCTTTCAATCAGTTTCTGGACTTCATTAAGATTCCAAGTTTTGATGTTTGCATCAAATTTAGCACTAAGTCCAGCAGCAAGGACTCTTACCGTTGTATTTTCTTGTCCATATCCACGTCCAGGACTAATAACAATAATCTCATCCAATGCTCCATTTTTGACGATTGGAGTAAAGATTGCTCCAAGTCCATTACCAGCAATTACAAGATTTGGTGGAGCATTATATCCAGAACCAGTGTTTTTAATTACTACGTCTTGAATACCACCAGTTGCTTGGTCAATGATTGGAATGACTTCCGCATCTTTACCACTGTTAAGTGTAAATAGTGGTTGTCTGTTGTAATTTACAATTGAGTTAGAACCATATCCAGACCCATTGTTGGAAAGACCAACAGTCTCAATATTTCCTCTAAAGATTGGTTGTACTACTGCATTAAAATCTGTACCGAGGAATACCAATTCACTCAGTACAAAGAATGAGAGATATACAACATCTCCAGCAATAGTTGGTTGATTAAGTTCAATAAAGGATTGATTTGATGCGTCATAATCCTCTACATGCAACTTAGTACCATTCAAGTAAACATCAATCAGACTGTACTCAATTTGATGTGGGAATGTAAACTTGGTTTGACCCTGCTGAGCAGTAATTGTGGTTTCCTTTCTAATAACATCAGGATAACCAATCAGTTCAACAGAATCTCCAGCAACTGCTGCAGATTTTAGAATGACAGATGATCCAGTATCAGATTCATAATCTCTTTGTGGCAGTTTTACGCCATTAAGTACGACATCCAGGTTTCCTGGTGAGTAAATGAATGGATAGTTGGTTTGACCAGCACCCGCTGTAACCTCCGTGTACTGGGTTCTAACAGAGGAGGCATAACTTACCATCTCCACCAACTCTGTGCCGTTTGCAGGGGACTGTAGGACTATCTGAGTGCCTGATGTAGCATCGAAGTCAACAGCATTTAATCTGATGCCATCCATAAAGACATCAAGCAGTTGTGGGTTGCTTGGTCTTACTGGATAGGTAAAGGTAAAGTCAGTTTGCCCTACAGTTGCGATTTCAGTAACAATTCCTGAACGGATGGTTCTAGAGTCAACAATAATACTCTCAGTTGTGGTAACAGTTGTAAGTCCAACAATACCCTCAACTTTAACCTCAATGGGTTCGTAGTTAAACTCGTGAGTTCCACTACCCACAGACCTTAAATCAATAAACTCTCCTGCGTTGTAATATTGTG